CATCGACTTGTACCAGCGTTTCGTCAAGTCAAGCCACTCACGCCCATCAGGACGAGTCGCGGGCAAGTCCAGACCCATCACGGTATCAGGACTCTTCAAAACCATATTCCTACCGGCCTTGCTACGACCGGAATGACCATTGCCAGCCATGCTTCAACCCCATTCCGCCCGTTCCGGGCACGCCGAAGCCAAGGCATTCCGCCTACAGGCAACGGTTATGGACTAGAAGTCGGTTCGCCAAAGTCGCCTGACGCGACTTCTCCAAAGGAACCTTCCACTTAAACGCCGGACCATCAGGCCCGAAAGAATCAACATCGACCCTCTTGCCGCACACAGCGCACACGCCATCGCATTCCGCGATGACATCCGCGTCGGTGAACGACTCCACCCGAATATCCGGCTCGATATCCTCGGCCTCGACCTGCTTGACGAACAAGGGGGTTTCCGGATTGGGGGGATACTTCACAGGGTCTTTATCCGACAGCCGCTTGTACTTGCTGCGATGCCTGCCGGAACAGAAAATCTGGTCAACACGAGACGGTTGAAAATAATGGCCTATAGGACACAAACGGGTACGAAACGGGATAATCGGACTCCCCGCATACCGGTCACGGTCATAATGATGACGGCACAAGCCGCGCGCATACACCGTATTCCCGCAGCCGGCCACCATGCATACATAGCCGCTCACTGAAACGCCGGATGCGAATACCATTGCTCTTCCTTCCGGCGTTCACGATTCATGCGCCGCTGCTCAGCGGACTCCTGCGCGGTTTTCTGCGAATGATGGTACGGGCACAAGGCCCACAGATTCGACGGGGAATCATCATCGGGCTCACCGTTCTTCGCGCGAACCTTATGATCGACCTCATTGGCCGAATAGCCGCAAATATGCTTTGCCCCCGTATGCCAATCAGTCACAATCCACTGGCATCGATAGCGGTCCCGCTCCAATATCTGCTTGCGGGTCCGCTCCCATCCGGGATTGAACCGTGCATTACGGTTGGAAGATGACCAAGCCATGATGACTCCTTATATATAAGGGGACGGAACCGGTGGGAGCGTGGCGAGCGAGCATTCCAACGGGGTTAATCCAAATACAAGGGAGTTGGCCCACGGGCCACCGGTTCCTAGAGGCAATCCCGAGAATCGAACTCGAACCTGCGCTTTACGAGAGCGCCGCTCTTCCAATGAGCTAGAATGCCACGCCTCCCACTAGAGGGAGCGCTATTCAGTTATTGCCGTACGGCATGGCGTGAAGCCGCCGCCGGCGACTGGCAATGACCGAGAAGCTGTCACCGCCAAGAGCTGCCTCTTCTCAAGGCATCGCATACCCGGAAAGAATCGAACTTCCGTAACCGGTTTTGGAGACCGGTGCCTGAACCACTCGGCCACGGGCATTTGGGGTAGTCAATTGTTTAGGCTGGCTGACATACCTTGACCAGACAGCGGAGAGAGTGGGAGTCGAACCCACACGCCCGTCAGGGCAGACTGTTTTCGGAACAGTTGCCGCCGCCAATCGGCTGGCCCCTCCAAATCTCGCAACGCATTGCACGATCAGTATGCAACGATCTCCGGGCGCTACCCGACATTCTCTGCAACCAAAGCCGCCTAGGCGCTCAGCCCCAGTTCCCTGCCAGATTCTTGAACTACATCGCGATTGTGGTGCCGGAGAGAATCGAACTCCCAACGCCCGAAGGCAGCGGTGTTACAGACCGCGCGCACTCCACGTGCTCGACACCGTGGAAGCCATCTCAGACTCCCGCCGCCCAGCGAACCGGGGGCACTCCTCAGCCGACGTCAACCCACGCGAAGCGGGGAGTCGGCACACGATGCTGTGCGGAGATTCTGCACGACGCCGGTTCACGGGCGGTCAAACCCCAACCGACAGTCACGACCTTGACCGGCCTCACTGACCATCCTGCAGATGATGCAAGATTTGCACTTGCGAACCTTTTACGGTTTACGGCCTAGCAAGCCGCCGCATTCGTCTACTCTGCCAATCATCCCCGGCCACGCCCCCGGTCCAAGAAAACAACACCCATGCAAAAACGGAACTCCGAAGAACTCAACCTGTATGAATCCTCGTAAATTGTTTTTTGACGGTTTGGTTTTCAAAAAGGGCGTGGCCTAGTCGTGAGAGAGGGAATCGAACCCACAACGCACCGGGTTTGAGCCGGCGTCCTCTACCAATTGAGATATCTCACGCAGATACAAGAAAACCCCGCGACTGCGGGGCCTCGCCTTGTCAGGAATCTGAGCTTCGCTCCATTCCCCGACAATCCATCTACACGACAGTTTACTCACAACAAGCGTTGCAGCAAGCGTTGCAGTGAAGAAAATGTGAAAGAACAGCACTCACCACAGAAGCGAACGGTTTTTCCATAATAGCCCCAGATCGCATCCAGCGGAAGAGCTAGAGTCGCAGCGGCCCCGCGTCTTGCCCGTGGGTACCCTTCCCTTGGGGGTGGGGTGTATGTGTCGGCGTGTCGTAGTGTGGCGCGTGGTATGTGCGCGGTCGTATGCGGTTGTGAGTATGGCCGTGTCTGTGACGCGGCTATCCGCGTTGCCTGGGTGTGAGTGTGGCGTGGTCGTGGCCGTCTGTGCCGTTGCCTGTCTATCCGTCCGTGTGAGTCCGTCACGTGGTGGTTTGCCTCTATGTCATGCTTGTGTGTGGGCGGAGAATGATAGTCGTGTGGTGTGGTTTGTCAAACTTGGTGTGTCGTGACTCATGCTTGCGTTGTTGAGTGTGGTTGGCTCAGGTTTTGTTTTTGATATTTCTTATTGAGAATATTCTCGTTAAGCCTTTATTTGGTATATAAGGTATATACCCGCGATTTTACGTCGTGAATCGTAAGTTTCGACACGCCGAGTGAAGCTAGTGTTTGCAATGGTTTACGGGTGGTTCAACCGCTATTGACTTGCGTTCCAGTATTGGACCGCGTATAGTGATAGCCATCAACCACGGAACACCAAGAAAGGAACCCCGAGATGAACACCACGGAGATTAAAGCCAAAGCCTTTAGAGCGGCGGTAGACTTGGCCACGGTATGCAAGCCCTGCACCTATGACAACGTGCTGGACATCACGGCCATAGCCCTCGGTATCGAGATGGACGACAACGAGGAATACCCCGCCGAGCTCTACCGCAAGTTCGACCGAGTGTGGGCCGAGCTCAACTACTGACAGCGCCGCCGATAGGCGGGTACTGGGTTCGAGTCCCAGCGGCGCACGAAGTCCCGGTGATAGGTGAGAGCTATCCCGAGTGACATGAGAGTTTGAGAATTGAATAGTGTTACCGATACCCAGTCAAGGACTGGTGAGGGATAATGAAGCAAGGCAGAGGTCTTGCGAGTAGTGCGGGGGCCGCTGAGAGAACGCGGCGCGATGGCATCAGAAACTCCGTCTGCGAATAAGCCAAAGGTATAATTAGGCCCACTGAAACAGATAGCGAGGTGGGCCATGGACTACAGGGAATTGCAAGACAGCAAGAATCTGGATAATCAACAGTTAGCCGATAAAATCGGCATACCTCGTACCACGGTATCCAAGTACAAGAATGGGCATCTCGATACAAAAAACATGACGTTAGAGATGGCCGTTAAATGGTTACGTGCGTTGGGGCGGCGCAAGATGGCTAACGATTTATCCGAGATGTTTGCGCTTGCTGAGGCTCCTAGTGAGCCGAAAGAAAGCGCCGCCAAGTAGGCGGGCGCGTGCCCTAATCAATTCTTCGCCCGACTGTAGGCGTTGTGTGCAGTCGGCCTAAACTCACTGGGTTTACCCCATAGTCTAGGCACTCATGGCGTGTCCCAAGGTGGACGGGATACGCTGGAACCTGTTATATCGAAAGGTGGTGAGCCGTGCCGGTTGGCGATATCGTCGTTGACCCGCGTATCCAGACTCGACATCCCGACGTGTCCGCTGATTCGGTGCGCGTGGCATGGTCGAACGTCGTGCGGTTTATGGCGCGTGAGGATACCGACCCGTTGCGTTATGTGGCGGTTGGATACGACGAGTACGGGCGTTTGCTGGAAATGGTGGCGGTACTAGATGAGTCGGATCGTTGGCATGTGTTCCATGCCATGCGTGCGACGCCGAAGGTGCTGCGGGAACTGAAACTTTTGTAAAGGAGGAAGTGTCATGTCTTTTGTTGCGAAGGGTGGCCGTGTGGTCACTGATGACATGTTGGACAAGTGGGCCGACGATGCGGATAACGGCGAGTTCGGCGGAAGGCCGGGTGCGGTGTATTCCGGGCCTGTCGTTCCTGTCGCTCAGGCGGATGCTGTCAGTCGGACGTTTTCGTTAAGCGCTGACATGTCGGCCATGTTGGATGCCGTCGCTAAACGTCGTGGCGTGTCCGCTGATGACATCATGCGGCACGCGCTGGTGCGTGAGTTCGCGTCAGTGTGAGCTGTTCGGCGTGCTGGTTTTCCGACACGCCGATTTGTTTAAACCAAAATGATACGTTATGCTATCAATTATCAAGCCCAATCGGGCAAGACAAAAGCAAGTTTGAGAACTTAACAGTGTTTCCCTACATGCAAATGATACATTTTGCTGTCATAATTGGTTTACCTACTACTAGAGAAAGCGGGTAAGCCTATGGGACTTAAGGAACTGCGCAAACAAGCCGACTTAACACAAGTTGAGCTAGCCAAGCGCACTGGAATAGCGCGAACAATCATCAGCAGTTATGAGACCGGGCGGCGAGACGTTCGGAACATGACTCTTGAAAACGCTTTGAAGATATCCAGTGCACTCAACTGCCAACCGAGCGACCTGATGCGTTAAAAGAATGCGGCTAAGTAGCGCCAACTACCTAGCCGCGTGCCTTAAGTTGAAAGTTCTCTAACCAATCAATCAAATCGAGGCTGTGCTATCTTAGCACGCCTCACATGGAAGTGAGGAACCATGCGTAAAATTCTGGCGGCTTCAGCCGCGTTAATCACACTTTTCACCCTGTCCGCTTGCGGTAGTGATACCGCGAACATCCCGCAATGTGAGAACGAAGACGGCTCAGGTCAAGCTGGACTCTGCTACTGGGATAGTGCTCGAATGGGCAACGGACGCGGTACCGGACTGTACATCTACCAAGACGGCGTGCTAATCGGCGAACGCTACTAAGTCTTTCAATCAGATTCAATCAGTCGCGCGGCTGTCTCCGCGCTTCATCAATTCAAGGGAGATTCACAATGTGTGTGGAACTTGTTTTCAGGATTAACGTTAACTGGCATAGGTCACGCATGTGGGGGAGTAACCCGCGTGCCGAAGTCTGGGCCAACCTCGCCGGCATTCGCGGCGACTACACTAACGGTACCGTGTCAGGCTGTGGATACGACAAGGAGAGTGCGGCAGTTGATTTAGCGTTGAAAGATAACCCGCTTATGCAGACACTCATGATGTGGCCGAAACTGAACGTGAACACCGGTTATAGTGGTCAGGTCACGCGCGTAGTCAACAAACTCGATTACGGGTATGAGCTGTGCTTTGGCGGCATGGGCATGAGTGAGTTCCTGGACTTCATGCGCGGCAATGGGTTCGCCGTTGAGGAGATGCACGGCGATATGTTCGACGGGTACACGTTCCGGCGTGACATGCCCGAATCTTTCGTTAAGACAGTTTGACTGCGATAGCGCGGCGCATTAATCCGCGCTTCCCGCCCATTCGGGCAATTTCAATCAATCAAACCTATAGATCCTATATCACACTAATGGAGGTGTGCCATGCCTGAAGAAATACTGAATCCAAGCGACTTCCACGTTGGCTGGTTGGCCCAATCGTTGGCCGGCGACATCTACGTTATCGTCAAAGCCACTGACAAGACGGTGACGTTCGATAAATACGATACTGTCTGGCTTACCGTTCGGCGTGTCCGGCGTAAGCGTTTCGAGTGGATTGAAGGAGGCTACTTCAAGGACGGTGCATTCACGTTCTGGCCGAGTGATTTTTTCCCGCCTGAGAACGTCTGCAGCCGCAACGATTTCATCCAATCGCATGAGTTTAAGGCGGTGGCATGATGGCACGCTACTTCTACGCTTTCCGCTGGGCTTATGGTGTCGGCGCGACATGGGATGACGGGTCATGGCCGGGTGAGCTCTACGTGTTCGAGTCGAGGGCTGAGCGTGACGCTTGGGTTGCCGACGACGTGTTTGATGGCAATTGGCATTGTGAGGCCATCACGTCGAAAGAGGCGCGTCATATCATGGCGGACACTGTTATCGGTTGCGACAATGACATGGCCGTCCGGTACGACGGCAGTCGGTCGGCTGTCGAACGGTATGCGCCCACCGTCGAACTGGTCAGGGCATGGCGGCGTGTTGACATGCAGAATAACCCGGCTAGGTATTACGCGGAGTGATTGCCGTGATCGACCACTGGGGACGCGGCTATATGGTGCGAGTCCGTCGTTAAATCAATCGTTTCGGGACATGGCATTGAAGCCATGCCACCGCTGTTTTAAGGGAGCTAAACAAATGATTACCGCTAAGGATATTACGGATATGGCGGAGCGTGTTGACGCGAAACTGTTGCCGCTCTGTGACTATGAGGGTTTCGAGCCTTATGAGGGCATCTACCGTCTGGGCGATTACGGGTATGTCACCGAAACCGAATATAACGCGGCTTTCAAAGGCGAACCCTACTGGGCCCAGGACGCTTACATGCTGGAAGGCAACGGCGTAGGGTGTGGAAGAATCGCCCGACTCTACAACGACGGCGACGTTGAAGCGTTGTCCGATTACATCAATGAGCGTTTCGATAATGACCAGATGGACGACGTTTTCTACACTGAAGCCACTGAGGATGGCGAGTGTTGAGAGTCCGTCATGTTCTGCTTGTGGCCGCGCTAGTCGCGGCCATTCTCTTTCTCAGGTGGGTTGGTTTTATCCAGCCGACTCCCCAATGTTCCACGCCTTACGGCGTTGATGATACCGCCACTTGCGTGTATGGCGATTACGCCTATCACCGTGGCGCGCAAATCTGACAATCGATTTTTTGAAATGAGGTAAACAAAATGAAGAAGCTGACCAATGACCCGTCGCGTAACGTGAATGCCGTGAGCGGCATGTGGGTGCGGTTGCGCAAGGATGGCTCGAAATATGATGTTCGGTATGTGAACGCTCGGGTTAGACGAGTCTGGTCACTTTCCCAGACTTCGCAGGGCACGGCGTGGAATGTTCAGGCCAAGGGAGTCCAGTATGAGGACTTTTTGAATGGCATGAGGTCAAGCTCCGTTGACCTTGAGCATGGTTGGATGCTCATACCCGATTCCGAGCGTATGAAGACAGTGCCGGTGCCGGTACCTACCGGAATGGACGCTAAAACGGTTGGCGGCATTGTCGCGCACCCATCGATCGATGCAAACTGGAAGTGTGAGGAGGAACGCTTCACGAGCAATGTTCAGTGGCCGGTGCCTATGCCCGAGGACGCGATATTGGAAGACGAGTTCATGGATGATGAACCCGCGCCGGATACACAGGAGATTCCCGAAGTGCCGCCGAAGGTGAACAGTTTCGCCGTCTCCTATTGTACGATGCCTGACCTGATGATGGCTAAGGAATGCCCCGAATTGCAAGGTTTGGGCCCTATCCGTCACTTCCGTACCAGCAAGGGCCGCAAGGTGGCCTACGTTGCTTCGGCCAATGGCAGGTGCGTTGTCGCCTACCGTGCCCGTTATGAGCGTGGCAGTGACAGGCAGTTGGAAAAGGCGGTGGCCGATTACGTGGCTACCGTCCGCGACAAGTGGGTTAAGGCGGCGTGACATGAGCGAGATTCGGGAGAAAGCCGTACGCCTGTTGTTGCAGGCGGCTTACGAGATGGCCGCCGATAACGCGGATAGCGTGGCGGATATCTTCGACTGCCAGCATGGTTTTATCGATGATTTACGCCGTCGTGCCATGCTGAAGCTGGACAAGCCATACACCGCGCCGGACTTCGATACTGCGGAACAGCAGATAGCCGAAACCGGTTTGTCGTTGGACATGCTCGACAAGAGGGCGCGTGAGGCGTTCTCACAGAAGTATTCCACCACGTATGACCGGTATGAGTGCGCTATCGGCTGGTGCATCGACGACATGCTGGGGTGGGAATGATGGAAGTCAAGATACCCACTAGCAAGATTCGTGAGGTTCTGGAGTCCTCTGGCTATGCGTATACGCCGGATAATATCGCGGCGGTGCGCGCCAACATTCCGCTTCACACGTCTGATCTGATTTTGGCGGCATTGAACGCCACCGATTTACCCGACAAGCGGTTTGCTTTGCCGCTGTTCTAAGTTCTTGCCGTCCAGCTTTTTCCTCACTTCCGCTGGGCGGCAACCCATTTTTTGCTACAAGCCAAATCAATATTTCTTTAGGAGATTATTATGAGCGCTTCAATCAAGCTCACCGTTTATGGCAATTCGACGCCGCTGAAAGGCTGGAGGCATGAGGATACCGTGCATACGTGGCTGTATCCGAATGCCACTTCGGATATGGTTGACATGCTGGACGCGCTGGAATCAGGTGTCAGCCATGACGATGGCTACGATGAATGCGACTATTTCTCGTTGGATGATTACGACGAGTTTCGGGATGGTCTCACACCCGAGTGGCGCGAAGTGTTCCCCGCTTTGCCTGACAATTGGGTTGGCAGTGACGCTGAAATCAGAATCTACTGGTGAAAACTCATATCTCATTCCTAACCCAATATGGTATATGATTGATACCATCTGTTAACCATTAAGGAGGTTGTTATGGGTAAGCTGGTAGCCAATGTCGATGATGACGTCAAGGCGCGCGCCGCCGCGCTCTACGATTCCATGGGCATGAGCCTGAGCACCGCCGTCAACATGTTCCTACGCCAGTCTCTGGTGGACAACGGATTGCCGTTCAAGCCGACGCGACACACGCCGGACGGTTATCCGGTGCCGCCTGTTCACAATGCATACATGTTCGAGCGTTCGGAGAAGGGCCATGTGATACTGCCCGCCGATTGGGATGATTCGGAGGATGATGTCTATGACCAGTACGCCAAATGAACCGCGCCTGTATGACGTGTGGCTGATGTGGGTCGAGTTTCCCGACCATCCCGGTATCGGGAAGCCGCGTCCGGTGGTTATCACCGAGGTTGACGGCGATCTGGTGTCGGGTATCGTGGCGAAGATAACCGGCAACACTGATTGGGATGAGGCCGGTGACGTGCCGCTGCTCGACTGGAAGGCCGAGGGGCTGTTGAAGCCGTCGCTCGTGCGCTGTTCGCAACGCTTCTACTTCAACAGGAGCGAACTGCTACAATGGTTCGGACGACTCTCGTTGAGGGACGCGGAGCATGTTAACGACGGGTTGAAAGCCACATTGGACATTCCACCATACAGGCGAAGCGTATAGCCGTTATCGTTTTCATGCCTCATGGACTTGTTCTATGGGGTCATTCTTATAGAAACCATCATTTAGAACCGCATCATAGGGCTTTCTATGGTGCGGTTTTCACATAAATCAGCATTTAGACGGGACTTTAGAGCTGTCTATTGTCCCGTTAATCGTTTTACCGGACAATAACAAGGGAGTTTCCATCATGGATGAAGAAACCGAAGTCTACACGATTTACCAGCGCGTGACGCAGATCGAGAAGCGTCACGTCACCGCGCCGAAAGGCTTGACGTTCAACCAGTTGAGCGACTGGGTTGACGAAAACGGCGTTGGAGACCTGTTGGACATTGACGAACTGGACAACGATATGGTCAGCGCCGATTACGAGGACGGCTCTCATGTCAAGAGAAAGTGGGCGAATTGATTACCGCAATCTACCGTTATGAGCGTTTCGACCCCGCCACCAACACCGAGTTGTGGCGGCGTATACCACGCTGGGAGCTGCGTCTCATATGGCTGAAGGCATGGCTTAAACGCGATAAGGCGGCTCGAATCTCTTACGGGGCTTGGCTGTACGCCAATGCTTCAGGCGGCGGGCAATGGTTGGCCGCTGACATGTTGGACTGGAATCAGGAGGTAATCAATGGACGCTGAACGTATGAGAGCCGCCTTGCATGAGGTGTGGAAATACTATGACGAGGCGGGGGAGAGCGGGGAGAACTATGTGCTTGCCCCCGATAATCTCGCCAAGTTCGCCGCCGACCTATGCAAGGAATACCAAAATCTTGATACACAGAAAGCCATAGGACTTGTGGCCTTCTGGGAATTAGCAACCATACCCAAGGAGCTATTATGACTGACTTTGACACGCTTTTCGACGCGACCAACAATGAGAGCGGAATCATCGTATTCCCCAACAATGACGTGATTATCGGCAATTGGACGTATTCGGGGCATGGCGTCCCCCGACTCTCCCCGTTCGGTGACGCGCTCGTTTCCACCGGCACCATCGATAAGGCTGAGGATAAAGGCTTGGTCAATATCAAGGATTATCTCACCGGATTGGACGGTTTCGACATCGTTTATGACAGGAATGATGATTACCCGCAGATCAAGGCCGATGACATGGCGAGATTGTGGGAGATCGTCAACAATGACGAAACCCTACGGGTGCTTGCCCCAGTCGATTGGAACTAGTGCGTGTCCGGTGCTAATTGACGGGCGGTTACCACGAGTAAAAAAATGACGATGCTAATAACTGATAACCATAAATGTGGGCCCGATTATACAAGAAAACCCGTGGAGCACTCGGAATAGAGTCGTTCCACGGGTTTTTATTATTGAGACTGTTAGAAGCCGCCACTGCCTCTCATGGAAACACACTAGGACGGCATTCTTATTCCCGGTAATCGTCGTAGATCTCAATACCGATGGGATACTCTGAGTAACCGGTGTCCTGCACGACGATACGGCCTTCGTTCGTATAGACGGTCAACGGGTCATCGTCCGTGATCCACTTCTTCTCGATGCGGGAGCCTTTCTCGGTGACTCCTTTACTTAGTTGGCGTTCAAACGGTTCGTGGACTTCCACGAGACGAGCGTTCTTGTAAGGCGAGTCATTAGGGGAAAAGAGGTAATTAGTTCGGTCGATGATGTAGCTCATTGTTCCTCTTCTGTTGTTTTAACGGCATCGGCCAGGAACTCCATAACGCAGCGGAACAGTTCGGATTGCACGTATGCGACAAGCTCATTTGAGACCGTCATGTGCTTGCATGCCTTGGCCTTGTGTCGGTATCCGAGAATCTCGGCGTTGTACAAGCCCATCGCAGCATGCACGCATTCATGGCTGACGATATGCGGCAGCAGGTGTTCGCGGCTCAAATAGATCACGCACATGGGGGAGTTCCCGTATTTCACCACATTGGTCTGCGTGTCGATTGTCGCGGACTGCATGAGGGTGATTCCGGCTGTACCGTTTTCGAACGCGGCATCTCCAATCGGCCTGTCGAGGTCATCGGATTCGATGGAGGATTCCACCGAGTCGATGCAGGCGGCTCTCCGCATGGTTTCCTCGGTATCGTACACGCGGACTTCCACGCTGACCTTGTGCGCGAACTCGGTCAGGTCGATGATGCACCTCTGATGGGGAAACAGCGTCTCAGGTTCCTTGGTCAATGTTTTCTCCGATTCTCGATGATGGCGACGGCCCCCAGTAGGAGCGTGAACAGGATGATTGGGATCGCGCTCATTGCCCGCCGTGAATGGTTTTGCGCGCATGGTTCAGCTGCTCCGTCAATGCGGGTGTCATTGCGGCCAAATGCAGCGAAGCGGTCAGCATGTGCACGATCATGTAGCTGGCCCACGCATTGCAGCAGGCGATCATGCCCTGCTGCCTGAATGGTCGTCATAGTTCCCCCTTGGCTTTGCGCGTGTAGTATTCCTCAGCGGTCAATAGTTCACGTGGGTGGAGGCATTCGACCATTTCGTGCCATGAATAGAATGTACGGCAATGACTCGCTTCTCCGTCGTACCATCCCACGCTTAACGGCTGAACGGGCTGGCCAACCCTATTGAGAACGAGAAGGATTCGACACCAGCCAAAAGAGGTTTTCAGCCAGTATTCACCTGAATCAAACGGCATGTAATAGCCAGCCAGCCCAATCTTCTTAGGCGCGGGACGGGTGGCATAGGCGAAACCGAGGAGCGAGACCACGAGCATAGCTGTCGGGCCTGTCTCGAACCAGTAACGAACTTTACCTTCATTGTCCCGGACTTTCCGCCCTCCCCAACCGGCGCAGACTCCAGAAGTGCCTACCTCAGCCTGACACTTGTTTTCCGTAAAGCGGATGAACTGGTACACGTTCGTACTGCCTTTGACGTGAATCAGGTCGCCGGGCTGTAGGTCTTCCCATGCGACGCGAATCTTCTTGCTCACCTGTGGTCCTCCTTGCCGATATCGCTGAATCGTGTGTAAAGCCGGTCGTTCACGACATACGTGTTGTAATCATCCTGTTGGATGTACCACCAGCGGTTTTGATGGCCGGCCTTCAAATACTCCTCGCACGTGTGGTCGATAGTGTTGTCGGGGTTGACCTTCTGCCTGAACGACAATTCATCAACCACGTTGCTATCGGCCACGAGACCGGCTATCCGGTCGATACGCTCCGGCGTGAAATCGGGAGTGACCACGTACACGACACGCACCTTCTGACCGTCGAACCATTTGCGGGGCAATGCCAACGCCACGTCATCGGACAAGCTCGTGGGACGCATGTGATACACCACGCGGCTGAACCTGACCTGCTGCATGACTTGAGCCACGTTGCGTCCGCATTGGAAGTAGCTGGTGTGCATCTCGGTTTCCGTAAGACAGTCTCCGGCCCTGCGTATCGCCTCCCGGTAGAAGGCGACACGTTTCGACGCTTCCGGCTCGCGCATGGGGAACAGGGGGTCTCCGCCGCCGCTGAAGCTCAGGAACCTCATGGGGTGGCGTTCGCTTTCACGGCTGATGGTCCGCAGCGTGGCCTGCATGTCTGTCACCGGCACGTTCAATCCGGTTTTCCTTACGATGCAGTAGGGGCATGTCCAATGACAGCCGAAATTCGTGATAACCGAATAATGTCCGTTCATTGTGTTTCTCCGATCAGTTGTTCCATTTCACTCACGTTGTCCTGCTTGCGTTTCAACGCCACGCAACGACGTATCCACTCGTGTTTGCGCTTATAGACGTTTGTTATCTCCACATTGCTCAACAGTTCGTTGCATGAGCAGACAAGCTGGGGGATGTCCGACTCCGAGTCCGTTTGCACGACGGGTTTCTCCCCGCAGGCGGGGCATTCGGGAACCGGCTCGTCAACCACTGCCTTCAACCGTCTGCAACCGGTATTCCACTTCTGAACACTCTCGTCTTCAAAAAACGAGACGAACGAAAGGATGCTTTCGACGTGATCGCACCATTCCAAGAGCTGCCACGAGTCTTTTTCCAGCCAGTAGTCGCGGTAGTTGCGGGTGACGCACACATGCTTCAGTTTGGGTACGAGTCCGCAGATGGGGCATGGTTCCACTACCGGTGGTTCAGGTTCCGGTTTTTCGACCGGTTCCGGCTCCTCCAAGTGCAACAGTCGTTTCAGCCGGTTCACATGCCCCTCGATTCCATCGACTCGTTGAACGCCTTCTGAAACGCTTCAACACCGGCTCTAACGGCCTTTTCGACGGAACCGTCGGGCGGCGGCATCACGGTCGCGTGCGCGCATGGTCGCATGTCGTCACCTATAAACACGCTGTCCGGTTCCAGTTCGCCCACCACCGGGACTTCCACGGTGAACGTGGCTAGTTGAAGCGCCTTGGAGTACAAGCTCAATTCCACTTCCGTGGTACCAAGATTGATGCTCATTGAGTAATCTCCCTGTGTCCGAGGAACTTGTTGACGAAGAACGTCTGACCTTTGCCCGTGACTTTCGGCGTCTTGTTGATGGTCGTGTGACCGTCCGAGTGAACCACGGTGGTTTCCTTGATCTCGAACAAGCCCAATTCCATAGATTTCTGCGTGGGCATGTTGCGAGAGCTGCCGGTTTTCATCAGCCATCCGTTGTCCCTCAGCCACGCGAACAAGCGAGT